CAGCAAAATTAGAAGTCACAGTTGATTATTATCTTGCCGAGTTTGTTTGACAAACTCGGTTTTTTCATGTAATATATAATTAAAACAAGCATTATTATGTCTGAGACTAACAGGTACAAATTATTAGAATTATCTACAAGTGGATGGAGTCTAATAGATAGTAAAGCACAGAATCTTACTAAAGAGGATTGTGATGTATGGATACAGAAAGCAATGGATAATGGTGTTGCTCAAAACAGATTAAAAGTAGCAAGACAAGAAGATCCTAGATACCCTGAAAATTTTGCTGCTCTATAATCAATGTATGAACCTCAAGTTGATGATTATGTTATTTGGAATAGACCAAATGGCGACATTGAAGAGGGATGGGTCTATTTTAAGGGTGATCCAGTAGACAATGAGAAAAGAGTGAAGGATGGATGGAATTCTGTATCACAGTATATAACTATTGAAACTGGTGTTAGGGATAAACCAAATTGTTTCTATACATCTGGTAAACCTATGAGACATAAAAAGATTCATACATTACTATTATGTAATAGAGAATGTTGGCATGAATTAGAGTATGTTAAACATAGGAGAACAAGAGAGATACAGCATTATTCTCAATATGATGATGTTAATCAAGAGGAGAAGATAGGAGATAAAACTATTGGAATGTACAAATCACAAGAGGGAAGAATACCTGATTATTAATGTATCATTATTATTTTCCAACAGCAGATTTTCCATCTGCTCCAGATGAAGAAACCGAATTTAGATTACTAATTATGACTGATGAATACAAACCTCTTATTGTAGAGGGTGAAAAAGTAGGTGATTATGATAACACCACAATTTCTTTTGATAAATGGTGTATGGCAACTGTAGAGTTGTGGACATCTCCTAAAGAGTTTGATGCTTATCAATATGACTATGAGACATTTTGTGAGTTCTATAAACCAGAAAATGATGAATATAAGTATGTTGATTGTGAGGATGAAGAGTTCACACCAGGAATGAATGGTATTAATACTACAGATATTGAAAAATGGTTATTAGAATATTGTGAGAAGAATGATTGGATTAAAGATGAGTTCTATTTTATAGTTCATTGGAGAAGATATGCCATTTATACTAAAGAAGAATATAATGATGAAATCTATTGGAATGTAGAGGATATGGGTGAATCATCTCCTGACAGATATTGTTATAAGAATGGTAAGATAGAGGAGGGATGGTCAACACCTATGGAGGAAGAGGAATGAGTAGAATTGAGTTAGGTGAAGGATTCTTTTATCCAGATGAAAAGAAATATTGCTTTATGAAAAGATCAGCAGCAGATGTTAGAATAGATGATGATAATGGTGGAGATTATATTACCTATACTCCAGGATTTGGAGAGTTCAAGGATATTGATTTAGATGATTATCTGGTTAAGTATGTTAAAGATAATAAGTTGAGTTGGTGTGATGTTGAGGTTGATTGGTTGCGTCATTGTCATTATGAAATGGATGCAGAGACAAAAGAACTAGGAGAGTTCCTAGAGTCGTCAGGTTGTGAATGTGAGTGGTGGGAGTGGAATTCAGAAACCCAAGAGTTTCAAGATGCACCAGATGAGGAAGAAGAAGAATAAAAGGGGGGACGCATAAAGTGTTAGAGTATCATGGAGGTACTATATGATTCATTTGCGTGAGCATCAGATCAGAATTATAGATAAAATGAACCGTCACCAAAGAGGGCAAGTAATTGTCCCTACTGGTGGTGGTAAAACTATCTGTATGATTAGTGATGCTATTTCACAGTTTAGCAAGAAGAATCAAACTATAGTTGTTGTATCACCTAGAATACTATTAACACAACAATTATCCTCAGATTTTCTTGAACTGTTGCAATCCGTTGAGGTATTGCATGTACATAGTGGTGAGACTCCACATGATTCAACAACAGATAAGAGAGAGATATTTAATTGGACTACAAACAAATGGAATAGTAATAAGATTATATTTACAACATATCATTCTCTACATAGAATACAAGAATCTGGTATTCCTGTAGATACAATATATTTTGATGAGGCACATAATAGTGTTCAGCAACATTTCCACCCTGCTACTAGATTTTTTGCAACTACAAATAACCGTAGGTGCTTCTTCTTTACTGCTACTCCTCGTCTTAGCACTTCTGATGAGGGAGTAGGGATGAACAATGAGTATGTTTATGGTAAAGTATTAGAGCAAGTACCAGCACCAGAATTGGTGAATAAAGGTTATATATTACCACCTAAAGTTGTAATTAAGAAACTAGAGATGATAAGAGATAGAAAGGCAAACTGTGATGATGATGCTGATAACATACTAGCAACTATTGATGAACAAAATGTTAGTAAGATTCTAATATGTGCTCGTAGAACAGAACAAATAACAAATATGGTTAGTGATAGTAAACTTACCACAGAGTTATATGCTCGTGGATATAATTGGATGTACATTACTGCTAAGACAGGTGCAGTTATCAATGGTATCAAGGTAAGTCGTGATGATTTCTTTACTACATTAAATACTTGGGGTAAAGAAGATGATAGAAAGTTTATTGTTATGCACCATAGTATACTATCAGAAGGCGTGAATGTGTCTGGTTTAGAGGCAGCATTATTATTACGCAACATGGATTTTATCACTATTAGTCAAACAATAGGTAGAGTAATCCGCAAAGGTAATGAACAGAAACAATTTGGTATTGTATGTGTTCCAGTATATGATAAGGTTGGTATTTCTACATCTAAAAGTGTAAATGCTGTTGTAGATACTGTTTTCAATAGAGGTCAATCTGCATGAGAGATACTATACTTTATGGAGATTGTCTTCAAACACTTGATACATTAAAGAGTCATATTTCAATAGGAATATGTGATAAACCTCGTATGTGTGTTACTTCTCCACCTTATTATGGTCTTAGAGATTATGGTGGGGAAGATAATCAAATAGGACATGAAGATACACCAGAAGAGTTTATATCTAATCTCGTGAATATATTCCGTAAGGTGAAAGATTGTCTTGCTGAAGATGGAACATTGTGGTTAAATATGGGTGACAGTTACTATAACTATAGACCTGGAAAAGGTCAAGCATTAGTTAAACAATCTGTTGCTAATAGTAAACAAGATTTACCTGATAAATGTGCAAGGCGAGGTAATAAATTAGAAGGATTAAAAGAGAAAGATTTAATTGGTATACCTTGGATGTTAGCATTTGCATTAAGAGCAGATGGATGGCATTTAAGGCAAGATATTATATGGCATAAACCTAATCCAATGCCCGAAAGTGTGAAGGATAGGTGTACTAAATCCCATGAATATGTGTTCCTACTAAGTAAGAATAAGAAATACTATTATGACAATGAAAGTATTAAAGAGAAGGCAAAAGATTGGGGTACAAGAGATAGAACTAAAGGTAAATATCACAATAAAGGTACAGGATTACAACCACATTCAGGGTTATCTAAATCATATCCAATGAAGAATAAAAGGTCAGTTTGGAGTATAACAAACAAACCTTATAAGGATGCTCACTTTGCAGTTTATCCACCAGACTTAATAATTCCATGTATAAAAGCAGGGAGTGAGAAAGGGGATATTGTACTAGATCCATTTATAGGAAGTGGGACAACCGCAGTGGTAGCAAAGGAGTTGGGTAGGGATTATATAGGATGTGAGTTGCATAAAGAGTATAGTAAGTTAATACAAGATAGAATTAGTAATAGTAAAGGAACATTAGAGAGATTTTTATAGGAAGGGGGGACGCATAAAGTGTAGGTTAAGTGAGAGACAGTTACAGGTCAAACTAGACTGACATTCATCTTAATTAGACTGAGTAAATCAGTTAGGATAGATGATAAGAAGCAGTCACATGATGTTTGATTAAAATTACTTACCTGTAATGTCTCTCCCACTAATTTACATTTTTTGGTCAACTTTATGTCAACTTTACCTGAAAGAATTCTCGATTGGACTGAAACCTATTGCGAATCTTTGACGGAAAATTACAAACAACATAGTATAAGTATGCACCAAAACTTTACATCTGAATGGTCAAAAGATCAGTTAGAAAGTATAAAGAATGGTACTGC